TTGATTGGATCGTTCCACTCGTAGTAGGCAAGAACTTTGAAAATGTCACGTGTAACGGCGATCGTCTTAGCGCTCATGTCGCGCATCTGAGCGCCCGCCGCCTCGCTGATAAGCTTGTCCTGGCCGACAGTCGACGTTATTGGAGCGAGACCTCCAAGACTGTCCAGGTTACCGGCCACGTAACTACTGAGCGTCTGAACTTGAAGGAAGAAAGCGAGCGTCTTGCTGTCGACGCCGGGAGTCGTAAGCAGCTCCGGCTTCGATCCGGTATAGGTGATGCCACTTTGGTCCTTGGCATTCTTGAAGTTTTCGGCATCTTCATTCTGCCCCCCACGGAAAGCCATGACAGCCTTCTGACCGTCGGCCTGGTTGTCAAGCTTGCGAAACAATGAGTTTCCAAGCTCGTGAAGATCGCGCCACAGCCCGACAGGGGGCAATGGAAGAAGATTCCCAGGGACAGCCGTGAATCCGAGCTTATGGTATGGCCCACGCTCCGGCTCATCCCACTCAACAACATTGAAAATTCGCTTGTTTCTCACTCCGTAAGTCACTAAAAGGCTCTCGCCAGGCAACCACACGTCTCGCATCCATAGCTTGTCGTGGAACGTCTTCCCCTCTTCGCCATGATTTGATGACTCTGCACGATCCTCGCCTTCCTCTCCGAGTGATGTATACTCATCTGGATCGAGCCCGGCAAGGGCATTTTTCTTTGCCCAATTCGATTCCATAACTTCCCTGTAGTCAAGCCAGTAGTCGTTCCCCTCGTAATCGATCTGATCGTGACTCTTCGCATTCATATCAATGAAGTAGTCATCAAGGGTCACGTTGTCCACGAACGCCTCACCGTACGAGTGCCCCAGCGCCTGACCAACAGTATGCAGCCCGCACTTCACAACACCCCATGGAGAGAAGAGTGCTTCGAGGACCATCTGTTGCAGCGTGTCGCCCAGCCTGATCTCTTCCGGAATCTGGTTGATCGCCAGCTCCATGTTCGCGGCTGTCGGCTTCAGCTCCATGTTCTTCGTTGAGAACATGGCACGAGGAGCACGCGCCGCAAGCAGCCGCACGTAGATCATCACTGCCAGCGCCAGCATGTTGACAGGCAGGCGCTTTTGGTATCCATCCTCCGTGTAATGGTATCCAACGAACTGCTTTACCGCTTCCACCCTCTTCCTGCGAGGATACCTCAACTGCTTGGTTGACCAATCGATGCTCTTTCGAAGCCGCTCCATTTGGCCGGGTTTTAGGGGGTTGATGCTCATGTTCGCTTTCCTTTATTGTTGCTGTTACCACCCGTCACGATCTCTATCTACTTTGGTGCGATCGCGTTGCTTATTGCGCCACGCAAGGCAGCCGATCGGAATCTTCTTCTCCTCTACAACTGGACGACGCCTGCGTTCATCCATGCCCTTCCATGCGAGTGCGTCAGCCATAGCGCGATCACCATGGTTTGACTTCGCGCCAGATGGGTCGCTCTTGCTGACAGACCTTGCATGGACGATCCGTTCGTCTGACTCAAAGATGTATTCGAGCGTTTCTTCAAGTGCTTCCTTCGAGCGATTCACGCACTCGCCCTTCTCGATCGCTGAGCGATAGCTACCCATCAGGACCTTCTTCGTTTCCTTCGTAGAGGCCCAGCCTGGAATGTCCGTAACTTTCTTGCTGAGTGCCTCGTCACGCTGACGCATGTATACGTTGCCATACTCAAGCTCCATGACGCGAGAGCCGAACTGACGGCCGGGACCGTTGCTTTCCCATATCAAAAACGCATCATGAAACCACCGAGCAAGAGCTACGCCCTGCTTCGCGAACGCCTCGGGTCGTATGTGAGAGTTAACATACTGCCCAACCTTCTCCTTCGCCGTCGAGTCCCAGACTGCGGCGCATGAATTACTCGCACCGGTGCCGGCCGAGATGTCCGCACCGATGACGTACTTATGGTCCTTTGGCGGGTTTCCGTCCTTGTCGAGCATGCACCACAACTCCAGCCGGCCGCTTGGGTCCGCACGAAAGCAAGTTGGCTCAGCAGTAGTCAGGTCGTAGTCGATGTCCCCAACGGACGTTGGCGGCATCGCGTACTTTCGGATCGTCGCCTGGACGGCAACTTCATTGAAGAACTGGAAGCCTGATCCAAGGTAGTCAATGTCGAGCTCTTGCGCGATCTCCTGGAGACTGGCACACCGCATGCACTCTCTATCATACCACGGCGACCGCATCTTGCCGTCCAGGATGGCATGATAGCCGACCGGATAACCGGCTGAATCGAGGACCTTCAAATCTCCGTCATCATTCGTCGTATACAGGCCGAAAGACTTCAGTGGGTGGGCTGACCAGTGCAGCCGGATCGTTGAGATGGTCGTTTGCCGCATGTCGAAGAATGCGTTGTTTGTCCCCTTCGGCGTGCTGTTGAACACTCTGGATTTCGTCGTGTCGCGAGTTGAGGCGAGAACCCTGTGCCCCTGCTCGACTGCGGCAAACTCATCAAGCAGGATCGCTGTTCGCCGATCGCCACGCGCCACATCTCCAGTCGTCGACTCACCATCAATGACTGATCCATTCTCAGGGTTCTCGGAATGCAGTAGCCGGCGATGCTGGTTTCTGTTGAAGCCAACGGGCTGAAGCCAGGCCGGAGAGTTGTTCTGCAAGTAGTCGAACTTCCAGAACAACGACTTAGGGTTCCCGGCCTTGTCAACGTAGTCTTCGGTTCGTGACACAAGAAGAAACGAAAGGCCCTTACGGAACCTCCACGCCCAGTAGAACGCACTCAGACAAATCCAACTGGCCCCCATATCACGACTCTTCTCAATCAGCATGTCGTGGCTATTGAACGAGCGGATCAAGTCAAGAATAGCCTGCTCTTGAAACGGGTACAGAATGAACGGCAGCTTACTGAACGGCTGACTTCGCGGGTCGTACGTGTAAGTAAAGCCCGACAAGAAAAAGATTGGGTCACGGGAGCAAGCATCAATGATGACGTTTGCGTAGTCGGGATCTTCTCGCACTCTCTCATGGACAGCGCGCCTCCACTTGAGATTTGCGATGATGTCCCTAGGGACGTGGCTGGCAAATGGTGTATGGATTTTCATTATGAAAACGGCGACTTTCCGCAAACCCATTTTCCTGCCATATCTCCCGTTCCATCAGAAGCACAAGACATACTACAGAAAAACATCCACTTTCCCTGAATCTTTCCGGCAATGATTCCCTCTCCGCCTGCGGAGATAGCGGACCCGTCCGTACGAGCGCAGGTTCGACCGAGCGGCTTTCCGCAGTGATCGCACGTATCGACAGTCTCCGGGGACTTCTGCTTTTTCTTCCTGCGCCTCGGACTGATCGGCTTCACCTTGGCGATTCTGCGTTTCATTCTAGTGTTTCCTCTACTGGCTCATAGGTGACACTAAACATGCCCTGCTCGACCAGGAATATCCTGTCAGCGGGACCTCGGACGATCCAGTCACCCCAACACACCTTGCGAATGCCTTGGCCATCTCCGGTGTTGGTGAAAAGCGGGGTGTATACCTCACCAATCAGGCAACCATCATCCGAACAGAATAAGGAGCCGACTGCCACTAGCGGCAGTTGCCAGGCCCTGTGGAGCCATATCGGCCACTCTGAGTTGTCAAGACGACGCTCCTTTGTCATCTGGAATGCTTCAACTGGTGTCGATGTCTTTCGATACTTCATCCTCGTCCTCTCCTTCTTCTACCTCAAGTTCTGATAAGTAGCCGTCGATCTCGGCGATCGACCGCGCCCCTGCTACGCGGATGTTGCGCCGATCTGCCTCAGCAACATCTCCCTTCGACTCCATTTGGCCGACCTTAGCCAGAAAATCTTTTGGATCGGCAATGGCCTGCTCGTAGAGATACCAAGCGGCGTTTGATGGGCACCTCTCCGGAACTGACCCAGTGCGGGCAGTATCCCCGGCGGCATCGATCGCCCATCGCAAGTTTTCGCGGTATCCCTGATCGACCCCATCACACTCAACATTTTGCTCACGAGCAGAAGGCGTACCGACATGCTGGATGTGCGGATGTGAATCTGGGTTCGGGTCGTACTCACGAACGTCATACTCCCTGAAGAGCCGTCCAAGGCATGGGAATTCCTTACTCGCTCTGACGACCGCTTCATTCTGCTTAAGCATACCGCCGTCCTTCGACGCCAGGAACTCGACTCGCTCCTTCCAGCGATTGTACATCTTCCTGTCTTCATCTCCGCCTGTGTCCTGCCGCCACAGGATGGACTTTGCCCGTGAAGAGAACTCTGCCATGTCCTTTGCCTTCGCTGGACGAGGCCCCTGTCGGACAGCGTGCAGGTCCTGGCAGACCCTCACGATTGTACTTATGCAAACGCCGAACTCCTCAGATAACAGCTTCTGCCCGTCACCTGCGGAGTAGCGATCTGCGATGTCGCGCCGTTGCTTATCTGTTAGGTGCGATTTCACCAAAATGCAATCCTTCCAATGCTCAGGACACAGCTATCATTATAGTCGAAATCTACTCGGCTGGCGGCTTCTGTGCATCCTTCTCCCACGGAAGCGGGGCTGGCTGGGCAGGCAGGACGAGGCCGAGTGCTTTCCCGACGGCGAGGTCGTCTTCGCTAGGTTCGTCCAGAGCGGGAGTCAATTGGATCGGCAGCGCCCTAGCCAGCTCGGCTTCCGGCGAATCGGGAGCCGGCTGGCAAGATTCGGCTGGCATTTTCCAAAATTCGGACGCAGTGATATGAGCCGCTTCGAGGGCATCAGCCTGAGCATTCGTCCGAAACACAATCTCCTCGTCAGAGAGCGGAGGCGGCGACGGATAAACCGGCCCTTCCATGCGGCTGATATACTGAGAGTCCGTCTCGTAGATACCCTGCTCTCCCTCTTCTGCGCCAGGCCGACCGAAATCTGCTGGAATCTTGTGAGGCGTATCCTTTGGATCGCCTTGCCCAGCGAAGAACCTCAGTCGGCCGGCAAAGTCAGCGTCCGACTCGCCGGGATCGCGGCACGGTGACGGATCGGCCGGAAGCGACTGATTGGGCAGTTGCGGCTGCATTGCGCCGATGCCGTGGGTCCCATGGATGGCAGGCTCGACGTTCACTGGACGCAACGGATCGATGAAATCGTCGTCGCCATCGGCATCGGGGTCGACCGGCGGGGCGGGCTCGAACGGCGCTTCGCTATCCACATCGATTCCCATTTGCTGAAACATTTCAGTGCCAACGGCGGCATCTACGGCGCCGTCACCTGTCAACTTCGGCGGCTCCCCTGTCGCTTTTGAACGGCAGGTGATGCCAAGTGGCGTTTGCTTGTATACCACGTCCTTGGCCACAGGCAACGTCGGGCTAATCGGTGCTGCGCCCTCCACCACTACGAGTGTGTCGGCTCGACTGACCGGCGGGAGGACCGTCGGCGGACCCTTTTCGAGAGCGATCTTCTCCTGGAGCGGGGCCTGGTGGGGTGGCGAGATCGGCCGATCGCCCTGGACGGCATCGGGTGTTCCGCAGGCAGTCTTCAGCATCGCTTCCGAAAAAGTCGACCTGGCTCGCATGGACTTATTGGCCAGCCCCTTGGCGACCAAAGCCTCCCACGTGGTTTTTCCTGCCTTTATGGCATACGTTGCTGAACCGTAACAATCAACACACAAGCCTCTCGCCTTTGACGCTCTATCACAACCGTCAATAATACACTGCATCTCTCTCTCCCTTACTTTTCTAAGAAGAAGCTTCATAAAGAACACCCATATTATAGTCTAATATTTAATTTATGTCAAGTAAAACCAAACACTATACCCTTAGGGCATACAACGATATCTCGTGGCCGAGATTTCCCGCAAGACACCTCTGATTGTGGTTTTTCGCAACCAGTTGCGGGGAGCCGCAAAGCCCCCAGCCGCCGTCAGGCCGCCGCCTCTCCGCCGCCGAGCCATCCAATGGAGGGTCGCCGGGGCTTTGCGGCTTGGGATCGGCTCGACCGGGCTGATTTGGACGTGTCCTCTGAGGTGGCGGTATATGTAGCAGACAGGTATTGGCATATGCAGTGGGGGCAGGTGGCTCGTATCGGCTCTGGCGTCGTATGTAAAAAGTGCGGGTGGTGTGTAAGGTGCTTTTACAACATCCGGACGGGGGGAAAGCCGAAGTTGGGGGGTTTCTGGGCCCCCGAACCTAAGTCTAATGAGAGTAGTAACATACATAATATATATAATATATTATATCTTATTGTACCTTCTGTCTTAGCCCTTGGTGTGTAAGTGTGCAGACCACCGCTTATCCCCTTTTCCGCTACCCACCACATAGTAGTAGCAGTCCATATTTTTCCTTATGAAGGTGGGTACTGCACTTTTACACACTTGGGTATAAACACCGATCGTAACTCTGCTTGTTTCAACGAGTTGCAACTTTATTTTGGCTTGTTTACACACTTACACACGTGTACAACACTCGGACGGGTGTGATTTAAGAGTAGTAATGTACTACGAAAACAAAGGTGGGGGTTTTCTCTGATTGCAGCCCAATGCCCCTTATTTGCCCTGTATGAGCGTCTGGGGCCCCTATTGGACTCAGATTAGGCTTAGGGGCTTGGAGCTCACTCCTGGGCCCCCTGTGCACCCTGTGCTACATCTCTGATATTCGTGTGGCGGGTCGAGGGGGCTACCTATACGCTTCGGCTCAGAAAGCCCCGGGGGTGCGATCAAGATTCGGAAGGCGATGGGGCCCCCTGTGAAGATCCTCGAAAACGCTTAAACACCGTGTATAACGCTCCATATGGCCTGTTCAGCGTGGCAGTGAAGGACACCTCATGGGCCACGGGCCTGTTTGTAACGGTTGTAGGGGTCGCGGCAACCGTGGAGAGTGTATCGTTATGATACACCCAACGCTCCCTGCCCTCTATACATATACTCACCCACTCACTCTAGCCTAACCACACCATCACACCATGCCTATCACACACTCACCCTGCCACACACACACTACATTATCACACCGTGGATACTACGGCCATCTAACACGTTACACGCCATACACTTACAACTACTTTAACATTCTCACAAGATTATAATTTGACAACAACTAGGAACATGCTAAGGTTGTAGTGTAGAGGACGTTTATACGACCACGCAACACAAGGGGAAGAGACATGGACACAAGAGACTTGCCGGCAACGGAGTATTGTGAAAACGGATCATTCGTTGATTCTCCACTACGGTGGCACCTGAAGGGCTTGCAACAAACCGCAAGCGGATATGGCGGGAAGCTTACAAGCAGTAAGAAAACGTGGTTTAATGGAAGGCTCTATCGAGTGTACATCATGTGCTATTCAAACAGCGGAACGGCCTACATTATCGTCAAGGGAAAGCGACGCATCTTACTGAACACAGCGGCCTAACCACAACCCACGCAACCCAAGGGAGCAAGCTATGAGGATCAAGCCAGAGAAGTATGAGACGATGCGGGCGGGGATGATTGCGGCCGTCATGGATCTTGGAGGGGCCGCCAAGATCGCCGAACAGTACCGCAGCTATTCCGATACTCGCATCCTGTTCGACGTGTGGGCTATTGCACTCCGCAGCCTGCCGGGCTTTGACCAGTACAGCAACGGAGACAATGATAGCCATATCGAAACCGCCCTTCGCAAGATCGGCAACGAACTGAACCTCATCTAAACCACGCAACACAAGGGGACGAGACATGCACCCGCAAACCCGCTTTACCAGAATCTTAGATGCGGTTGAAAATCAAGATCGGGACGAATTCGACGACGCCATGAGGGATCTTTGGGTGTGGTTGACGAATGGGGGCAGTTCCCCTGTCGTCAACGTGCTAGGTTATTGTCGGCATAGTGACGGGGAGTTATTGACTCTCACAAGCTATCCACATAGGCTGTCTATTCAGAGTGTCAACCTGTTCGACGCAGAGAAGGGCTTTCGGATGGTGAAATGGTCGCCCGACGGAAACACTCGCAGATGCATTGACCTACCGAACACAGCCACGTCACGCCGGTCCTAACGCCTGGACGGCTAGCACTCGCAGATTTTCGGAAAGTTTACACGATTATCGTTTGACTTGTTTGCACGTGTGATCTATGCTTGTAGTAGGCGACAAGTGTAAACAGTAACCACGCAAGGGAGAGAGCTATGAGTAGAAAAGACTTCGTATTGATTGCAGAAACCATGGCAAGTATCGAAAATGTGGAAGCACGCCGAATCGCATCCTATGCACTTGCTAACAGTTTTCGGGAGACTAATGTCCGGTTTGATCGTAGGCGATTCCTGAACGCCTGCAATGTTTCCAAGTAGATCGACACACAGTACCACGAACCACGCAAGGGAGAGCGCTATGAAATACGAAATTACAGGTTCCAAGGATCAGCTATTGAAGCCCTCGCATGATGACGGTGGCTACGATGTTGCCGCCGGGGACCTAGCTCTTCCGCAACACCCAGGGAAAAGAGCCATGAACGCAACACGAACACCAGTAGACTCGATCAAGATCCCCGCCGAATACATGGAGTTGTGCCACGAATGGTACAGCGGGAAGGACGACCTTCTCTATGCCATATCATCCACCGGTGGTTTGACACGCGGAAACCAACGCCCGTACGAATGGACCGATGAGCAATGGTACCTGTCATTGTGGCAGGAATTGTCGGTCGATGTAATGCACGCCCGACGGTCGGCAGAAAAAATGGCCGAAAGGGCAGGCAATGATCCTGAGATTGACAACGATACCATGGCACTCGCTGCATTCGAGAAATGGGTTGACAAGATCGTAGAGAAGCTTGCCCGAGAATACGACCTGGAAGAGTGGGAAGCGTAACACTGAACCGCAACACGCAAGGAGAGAGCTATGAAATTTTCTACCATGATTCCGATTAACTACAACGATGGTAAAACGGTCCACCCGATGGAATTCGAGGGCCTTGTCCGGTTGCTGTGGAACAAATTCGGCGGTTGTACTGTCGACGCAGTCGCCGATGGATATTGGAAGGACAGCGAGGGGAAGCTGTACACCGATAAGGTGCGGCGAGTCACTGTCGTAGTGGCGAACAACTCGAAAGCTAACCTGGATTATGCTAGGTTACTTGTCCGAAAAATCGGTGTCCGTCTCTCTCAAGAGGTGATGTATTTTGAGCATGACGCAACCGGAAGGGGTGGCTATGGCAGTGTAGAGGTGGAATTCCTCGAAATCGACCAAGACGAGGATTTCACTGCACTGGGTGCGGAACTGTCACGTTGAATCGCAACACGCAACACAAGGGAGAACGCTATGAAGTGGAGTATTTTATCGGGCGATGTAAATTGGGAAACCTATGGCGGCAAGCTGGTTGCCGGGCCGTTTGACAATGGGGATTTTCAGTATTGGTTCGTGATCGAGGTTTTCGAGTGGGAAGAGATGGTAGGAGAATGCGAGGCCGCAGAGATCGACGGAACGCACAATGCGTGCCTGTCGGTCGTGGCTCCCTCGGAGTGTCCGGCCGATGAGTTGCAAAGTGCAATCAACAGTTGCGGATGGGAAGGTATGGAAATCGATAACCCCTTGATGCTTGTCGATCTGCTTCACGGGTACGGCATCCGGGCGG